TAATGCTGGTTTCTTTGTTGCTGATCGTGAGTTTGTCTTTATCACCTATCTAAATGATGATTTTGAAGGTGGTGAGACTGAATTCTTGTATCAAGGTGTTAGAGTGAAACCTGAAAAGGGAAAGACTGTTATCTTCCCCGCAGGTTATACTCATATGCACCGTGGTAATCCTCCCATCAAAGGTAACAAATACATTGCAACAACGTGGGCATCAAAATTACCAAGAATGGATCGTGAAACTGGTGACGCTGGTGAAATGAAGTTCATTGGTCCTAGTGAACAAATGATCAGTTACTATAAAGGTTGATCACATTTGATTCAACTTCCCATACAAGTGAACTAGAACCTCATCACGAACTTCCATTAGTTCGTGATAACATTTTTGGTTGTGTGCACAAGACCGTAGTTTATCATCTGGTTTATACACAGATTCGATGAATAGACCTAGTGCACGTTTAAGTTTTTCAGTTTTGTTCTCGGGATCGTACATTGAGTTGGATTGCAGTTGCGTCAGGATACGACTTCTGGACGTGTCGCAATATTGTGGTGGGGTAAACGACATCTTCTGTCCAGGTTCGCCATTGTAATTTATCATCGATCTCTGACAATACTGCTACTTCCCAACATTTTTTAGTCTGCATTTCCATCTTCATTGTTCCAGAAGTCTTCCCAGTCTGACGGTGAGTCAGTAACGTCTTTGACATACGATACATTCTTGCGAGTGTGGAGATGCGGCGTGTTCTTGCCACTGAGGTAAGATATGATAGCATTGACTTTGTTGAGTTGACCTTGGAAATAATCTTGCAAACTAAAGAGTTCGTGACGTACGTCTGCGACAAAATCATATGCTGATGTATCCTCTTGTGATACGTACTCTAGAAGCAAATCAGCAATGAGTTGTCGTTGATGATCACGATAGGTTTTCTTGTTGTTCTTGCTCAAATAGTTCTGAATCTGCTCTTCCACGTTCTGCTGCGGCAGTGAGGATGTCGTAGCAGTCTCCAAGTCTGGCGTGATTATTAGATTCGCAGACTGATTGTTGTTGTCGGGAGAGGACTTGGCAGGCATTTCGGAGGACCTCAATTTCATCGGTATTTAAGAAGAGTTTTACAAGCATTATTCAGTTTCCTCGATGATTGTAGCTGAAATTTGGTTAAGAACCTTGGCAGTTTTGTTGATACTAGTGCCTATCTTAGCACCTATATCATTCTCAACCCAGGCACGATAGATGAACTGGGCAGTGGCAACAATGACTGCTGCGATAGTTACCAACCAATACAAGACTTGACGAAGAAACTTGTTATCGGGGATAGATTTGATCATTAGCAATAAACAGGGGAATAGTCATCACCAGTATATGGAGTGAGATTGAAATCAGTAACCTCAGCACCATTAGCGACGTACTGGTTAACGTCGTACACCATATCAGACTTGGTGCGAGTCGAAAACGAGACACAACCTTGGTACTCATTCTCAGTGGGGTGCCAGATGACACGCTTTACGTAGCGCTTGCCAGTGCCAACTGGAAAATAATCGATTTGTGTTGCGGGAGTGAGAAGTTGCATCGTTGTGCCGCGTTGATGAACATATTATAGAATGGACAGGGGACAAAAGAGACTGGTAGTGGACAGTTTGTGAACTGTCCTAGTATGTCTCGCCGTCCCGTGCCTTGGGTGCAGAATGGATCAGGTCAACTATCGTCTGCACTGTCTCAGCTTGAGCGTCTGATGGCATTACACAGACATAGATGAGACCGATGCTGACCAGTGCTGTTGCCAGGGTCCAGGTACTACGCATCAGGCGCTACGCACCTCCCCCTTGACTACAACGTCAGCAGGGACACGTGAGATGGTGTAGCGACGGATCTGCTGAGAGAACGGACGCCAGGCATCGACAGTCTCGTTCACGATACGGTTGTGCTGACGGTCAGCACCCTTAGCAGTGGTGCACTTGCCACACTTGCGGAAGTACACGATAGGGTGCTGAGGAGCATCAACGGTGTCGATCTCAACTTTGTAGAAGCAGTGCTTCACAACTTGAGTGGTCATCGAGTCTCCCTCGTTTGGTATGTACCTATTATAATGCCCCCTGATCGCGAAACCAGGGGGCGTGTGCCAGTTTAGACAGTGGTTGTGACTGTCAGTTTGTTGAGGTAGTCAGCAGTATAGTTCCACCTATGTCCTGTCACTCCCCACCTAATCCACGAGAATGATGCATCCTTGTATGATTGTAGGGGTAACCCAGGTGTGGTGAATACATTCTTCACTAGTTGGAAATCATATTCATTCACCAAGTATCTCATCTGTCCACTGATAGTGTTAGGGTTACACATATTGGTAGTACAGAATGTACCGAGACCCTTGATTCTACCTTCAGATGTCCACTGAATCAATCCAAATCCACCACGTGTGTTCACATAACAATCTTGGTAGTCTCTAGCAACACGTGGTGTGTATTCTTCACACGCTAACGGTTTGAAGTTGGATTCTTGTTTAATGTTACCAAGAATAACAGCAACTGCATTCTTATCTTTGATGCCATAATCCGATAGGACATTGATGACTTCCTTTTCAGCAGGTGTACATAAGGTGCACAATAGTGCGGCGGCAATGATCATTTTAGTTTCTCTCCATACTTTTTGATTGCAGACATACAAATACTATCACCTAGTCGCGGATCTGCAGGTAGTTTCTCCGCAGTCTTCAACTTGTCGTATTTAACCTTGAGACGTGGTTTGAGGTAATTATACACATCCTCACCACTCATACGCCAAATTTCCGCGATTTCCGCACCATCATACCGTACAAAGTAATGGTTCTTGTATTTCAACAACTTCTCTTCGCGCAGATACTTATCTTGTGCTCTCCACGATCCTTTCACACTGATGCCATTGTACGTGGCATTGATAGTTTTACCAATAGTAGACTTATATTCCGCTTCTCCAATATCATCCTCTGCATCACTACCAGAGTAGTGTTGTGCAATCTTATGCTTAAGTTCAATGGCAGTATGGATCTCACGCAGACGATTATATGAACAGGGGTCACCCCATCCTTGGTCTTCACACACATCGTGGAGACCCATAAACAGGAGTCTGAAGCGCTCTTCTGCTGTTGCTTTGGTGTACTTAGGCATAGATGATGTTACAGAGGGGTTACAGGGTCATTCAGAGGGGTCTGAGGTGTTCTCAAAATCCTCAATCATATTCACAGGGACAATATGTTCACCAGCAATCAAATAATGATGCTGAAACTCATCAGTGTCACCTACTCTACGATATCCAAGGTATGCTAGTTCATCATCAGGGAATTCATTCTCCCTCAATGCTGCTTGCAGTTTGTAGTGTAGAAGATCAGAGGTACTTACCATAGTCCTGTGCGCGAACGGTGTCTTTAGCATAACAAGTCTTGCCTGTCAACCAGCGTGGATACTGATCATCTTCGATAGCAAGGAGGAATTGATCTTGATTGTCGAAATAGTATACATCAGACCAGCGCTTGGTATACTCATTCTGCTCTTGCAGACGATAGTCTGGGTTGCCATTCTCTAGGACACCAGACTCAACAAAGCGGAAACCACCGCGTTCTAGAATAGTTTTGGTCATTGTGTTGTGTAGTATAAGGACAGTATAGCAGATCACCTCTTGTAGAGGTAACCACCTGCCCAGTCAGCGTGCTCCAGCAACCACTCACGGTGCTCAATCAAGCGCAGATCATAACGAACGTGCTTAGCAGGTGATTTGAATGATGCTGGTTTGTAGACTTCACCAGTCTTCTTGTCCACAAATGCGTGGACACTCTCAGAGGGAAGACGACCTTCGTTAGGAACAACCATAACGATCTTGAGATACTTGCGACCCTCTTCAATCACGAACTTATAGGAAGGAGCATCGTGACGACCAACCGTACCACGGTTGCGAGACTTGAAGTTGTCCTCCAGAGCATCACACAGCATCAGCGTCCACTTGCGGACGTTGAGTTGGATCTCGTTACGAGCGTCCTGGGTAGCACAGAAGTCAGAAAACGATTGAGTGGTCATTGCCTGTCCCTTGATTACCTTAGTATTATACAGCCGTCAGTGCGGCGCACCATTGTTCTTGTGCCAGTTCTCAAACCGCACAGTGGGGTCAGCATAGACGGTGCGAGGCATCATATTAAATGATAGAGTGTGTCTTGTCGAGTCCTCTGTATTGGTATTGACGAAATGCGCAAGTGTAGATGGGAAGATGAGCATCTTACCCAATGATAGTTTATGTGCGTGCTCGTGCTTATGTGCGTGAGACATATTCATTCTACCATTTG